GTTTTGATGTATTGATTGCTGCCCGTGGTTATCTCATTGAAAAATTCTCTCACCATGGGTGTGCCAAAGAACCACCACCAGCAGGCATCTTCCGTTTGCTTGTATCCTGCTGCCAGCACCGGCAGGTCATTATAAGTGGCAGTGAGCCCGCGCATGTGATCAAAGTGCCTAAGCAACAATTTCTTGGTGAATCCCATCAACGTTATCTCCATGTGGTCCCAATGCCGCATGTTTTCAATCACATACTCATAGTGATCGTAATTGAGATCATGTGTCTTGAGATTAGCCAGCTTCCTGTAATTTTCCTGTGCCAAATTTAATCTCTGTGGTTAGACCCAATATTGTAACTGGCAAAGGTTGATCGCTCAAAATCGTGATCTGTGGTGTCCTTGACCAGCCGCTTACACGCACTCGTTTTTGTCCTGTAAATGGTGTTATTGACTGATTTAACAATTGTAAACCAAGGTCTTGAAATGGTATGGTGATACCATCTACTTTGCAGGCCTCGGTTTCAAAAAATTGTATCTCGCACATGACCTTCCTCACTCGCTCTCCCAGCGTGCTCAAGTTGGCCGACGCTATCTGCACTGGCAACGTCTTCATTGTGCTGTTGTAACTGTAACCAATCTGTGTGCTGGCACTGGTCCTGGTCAATGTAAAATTGCCTGCTGCCGTGACAGTGACATCTGGGTGCACCAATCCATCCGCGACCACCTGCACAGTCTTGCCTTCTAGTCCTGCCGCACCCGTGAACGATGATCCAGCAATGTTTGTGGTATGATAACCATCTAGGTACACTGCATCTTCTGTCAATCTCTCCAAGAACACACCCGCATTTAATGTGCTGCCATCGTTGTCATATCTCTTGACCAATGCGTATAATTTGTCATCCACCACACCAATGTCCTTGAAGAACCCGTTGGTGTTCCACAGCATCCAACCCACCACAGAATATTCTGTGTTGATGCCCAGCACCCCCAGTGTGCCATCCGCGTTGATGACGAACACGAAGTTGTTGTTGATGTTGTCGTAATTTTTTAAAAAAGCACCCTGTGTGGCCCCGCTCAATATGTCGTGATGCACCAATGAATAGTTTTTTGCCGAATAGGCATCCGTGTTGAAGTTGTACACGAAGGCACGCAATTGCTTGCCACCCTTCTGCACAAACAACACCTCGTTGTCCACTACCTTGGGCTCGGTCTTGCCCGCTGCCGTTCCGTATCTAGTCTGCTCTCGCACAGTGACGTTGGTTGGTGTGACCGGTTCACCTGAAAGGTCAAATTCACCGTCTGAAGTGAAGATGAACAAGCTCTGTTGGCTGACCAAGTGACGTATTAAATTTACTTTGTTGGATGCCACGGTAAACGTCAGTGCCGCGTCGTCCGTTACCTCTCCGGTTATGTTTGTGGTTGTGACACCACCGGTGGTTGTCTCTGTGACCAACCTTGTGTAGGGATCAAAATTAAAAAAATCTCCTGACTGTGATCCATATATGGTCTGTGGCTTGTCTCTCGTGCCACCAAATATCAATCTGTTCTGATGGAAAGACACAGTCCTAGGCCATCCACCACCCAATGCCGCGGATAGATTGCTGAATGCGGTTATCTCCCACTCGTGCCCCTGTGCCGTGGCAGTGTCTACCAACTCGTAGATCACCGTGGCATTGGCCACCGTGCTGCTGCTGATGCTGGTTATCTCTGCCTGCCCACCATTGATGTTGACATACATGCCCACGTGCCCGTCTGGAAAACTGGCATTGACCCAACCATATGTGCCACCGGCCAGAGTCAATGTGATGGATCCGGTCTTGGCACTGGGAGCCAATGTGGAATCAAAATCAAAATTGGCCATGGGGTAGTGATCAAATTCTAGATATCCCGCTGTCCAGTCAGTGGTAGCGCTGCCCCTGATCAGTGTTACAGGTCGCATGTCTGGATGCACAAATATCATGACGTCATAGCTCTGTGTGAATCGCACGTCATCTATCATGCTGGTGGTTATGGGAAAAACGTTGCCACCTGATCCGTTGGTTATCACAGCGAGCCTCACGTCATTGTAGAAGATGTGCATCTTGGCCTCTGTGGCTGCCACCGTGTCCTTGGGCTCTAAAACTATCACATACTCCTGCGCATCTGAAAATTGGAAAGGTATGATCCTGCTCTTGTCATGGAATCCTGTCGTGGTCAATGCAGTGCTGCCATCCGGTGTGGTGGACAGGTCCGGGTGTGCTGATATAAATTTGAATCCCTTGCGTTTCTGTATGCCACCCTGCGGAAGGCAGATAAAATTTTCACAGGTCTCAAGACCGGCCTTGTAGATCGGTGTCTCTCCACGTCCCAGCAGGTATGGTCCCACCTGACCCTGTGTGAAGTTATTTTGTGTGAACTTCCTGGTTGCCATTAGTTACTGTGTCGCAATGTACCTGAAGATAACGGATCCGTGCCAAGATGAGCTTCTATCAATCTGCCCATAGGCATGATGTTGGTAGGTGGCTGCTCTTGACCATCCGCAATCCTTGCGGCCCTTAATTTAAATTGAAAATCACTTCCCAACCTGTCGGTCAGAGTGCCGATCCCGGTTATGGCCTCATTGATCTCATAGGCCAATTTTGCCACCAATGCTTCTGTAAAGAACACTGGAAAATATTGTTCGTCCGTGTCTTCCACATATTCTAGATACAATGGATCGCTGTTGCTGAAAATTTTTTGTCCTTCCACATTGTAATCCACCACACCAACACCATTTTCATCAAACACTCCCTTGATCCTTATAATGTCTCCCGGTAATGAATGTGCCTTGGTGTAACTGGCATCCGTGGGTGTTTCTGCCAACAAGTTTAATATTTGTTTTTTGCCGGCAAAATTCCAAAATGTGTAATACATCAAACCTTTTTTCACGGTCTCGTACATGGTGTTGCAAACGTTGGCTTCGTGTGTGCCTTCTGTGAATGATGCTATGGTTGTGGCCCCACATTTGGTAAGAGCTTTATTAGATATACTTACTGGTGTTTCTACTGACATTGGGTTCCTTTCGTTTATTTAGCAGCCAATAAAAAAGACAGGCCCCCTTGCGAAGGCCTGCCTCTCGTGTGATTACTGATTACTCAGTAACTTGTATTTCTACCACACCGTCTTCGTCGATCACTGTAGATCCACCAGACATTGTGCCCAGAACGATCGTGCTTGCTTTTTGCGGCACGTAATCGATCCTAGTTGTAATGTCTTGCGCAAGTGCTAGACCAATTGATTCTTTTTGGAAAGCATAACACTTTCTTACTACTGAATCAGTTGTCAACAAGTTGCTGACTACAATCCTAAATCCAAAGATAGAAGGAATGTAACCTGTGGCCAGAGCGATGTTGGATAACTGTCCATCAGCTGCTGCCACTAAAGTGGTGTCAGTTAATAGGTCAGTCAATGCCGCTGGAGAGATCAAAAGCACCCTGTCATTGGTTGGCACATCCAGAGCGTTCAACGCTTGGTGCACTTCCAATAAAGCTGCCTTGTTCAATCCATTAGCACCCTGTGCTGTGGTCTTGATGTTGGTTGGTGTAGATGAGTCAAAAGCACTGATGATCTCTTGATCCACCGCTCTCGCTAACGCACCTGCGATAGATTGAGCAAATGTAGATCTCAAGTCAATGTTGGTCTTGAACTGATCTAGGTCATCGATGTACTCCGCTGAATGGAAATTGTTCAGAGTCGCTGTTACCACAGAGTTCTGCGCAGTTCCACCAGTGTATGCACCTGGTGATGTTAAAGATTTTGAAGTGTCTGACATTGCTACCAAGTCTTCAAATCTTGCTTTGTTTTTTATAGATCCACCTTTTGATAATTTGTGGAACTTATAGGTTGAGCCCGTTACGTTTCTTACGACACGCACCGAATCAACCAATTTTGATGTCATTTGCTGATATGCTTGTTTGACATCGTCAGAAAACATCGTTACGAACGAATTCGATATCGAGGTTCCTGAATCTCCTACTAGAGCCATGTTAATGGTTCCTTTCGTGTTGGTTAATGTTATTTTCTCAACGCTACGAATTGTGTTTTTGTGTTCGGGGTCCGGAGATTGTCCCTACTGGCAATGAACGTTCTTTGCTTGCCAATTCAAGTGCTGGCCTCACTGCATGATCCACATGCTTTGGTCGGGCCTTGCGGTTGTCCAACGTGTTATTTATTGATAAGCAGTGATCTCTAAGTCTGGAAATTGTCGGAGCAAATTTTTTTTAAAATTTTCATGCCTCTCCGCTGTGCATTGATACACTGCTGTGGTGTTGGTGTCGGTGTGTGCGCGATACAGGCTGTCAGGGCCATGATCAAATCCCATCAACCTCATGTGCGTGAAACCCAGCTGCGCTGCCAGCAGCATGCACCAGTGCCCGCTGAGCAGTTGCGTGCTGCCCGTGGTGGGCTGGACTATGGCCTGCATGTTGCTGATGTGCCGCATCCTGCTGTCGTTGCGGAACAGCCTCCATCGCTCCTGCGGCACGAACACCGTGTGCACGCGATCCCGGCTCATCTGCTCCAGCACGTGCCGGTCCTGTGCCACCAGGAACGTGGGCCGGTATTCCGTGTAGATCTGGTTGCAGCCAAAGGTCACACCCTCAATGTTTTTTAAAATGTATTGCCTGCGGCTGGGCCCATTGCCTATGATGGTGCAGCGCATGGGTTATCGCAGCAGCAGTATGGTTATGGTGGATAGCACAGCAGCGATAACCGTGCCCGCTGTGCCGATCATCATGCGGCCGTAGCTGATCTTGAATGCCGTGAATTCCTCGCACAAGCGCGCGATGTTGTTTTCGATCCTGTTCAAGCGCTCCTGCAGGTGCTGGTAGCGCTCCGCGCAGAGATCCACGTGTGCTTCCAGATTTTCTCGCTCCAATTCGCTCATGGTATTATCGAATCTCCTGGAACCCGCGCTCGCGATCTAAAAATTTGTAGTCCACCTGTTCCAATTCAAACTGCTGCAGCCATGGCAGCACATCCTCCACTGCGAAGGGAGCACAACTGTACAGGTCAAGGTGTATCACCGCGGGTGAGACCTCCTCCCAGCAATGGAACGTGATGCTGCTGGTCTCAATGATCACTGACCCCGACCAACCCCGGTTGCCGGGCACTGCGCAGTATTTGGTGTTGGGCCCTTGTAAAATTTTCATGCGTATTTTTTTGACCAGTGCGCGGAGCGCTTTGCGCAAATCGAAATCCTGTAATGGTGGTGAGCCAACCTCGGCCCGGATCAATAGGTGATGGTGTATCAGGGTGGGCTGCATCGCTAGCGTGACTT